TCAAACCTTGATCGGCCCGAACATCCCAGTATAGATCAACGCTACCCAAATCTTTTTGATCGCCTGACCGGCCTCCTGATTAATAAACAAGGAGGATCTGCTCCCGTAAGGTCGCCCCAAAAAGTATGGGCGCATCGACTCCCATGTTTCGCCGACTTGCGCTCTCCAAACACACGGAAGCTCTTTTTCTAGAAGCAGCGGCATCGCAATACTCAACGGAATCGTGCCGTCTGGGCTTAACGACTTTTCCCATTCGCACTCGACCAGTATCGGGGTGCAGCTCGGGTTATAGAGCTTGACATCGAGTCGCTTAGCCGTAATTTGTGCAGGCGGATGATACGGAAGGGCCGCCACCGAATCCAACACCTCCTGCCCGTCGCCGTATGGACAAGTAATGAAGCCATTGGCGAAATACCTAGTGTGGTCAAGTCCACGGTATCCACACTCTTCGCTCGGGCGCATGGAAGGGCTGCGATCGTCCCCGTAGTTTCGGACAAGCGGATGCCAGCTCGGATAAGCATCAACTACCGGCCCTAGCCTGTCTGCAATATCAAGCAGCGCCTCTCGGCTCCGCGCTCTTTCGTCTTGGTCCAAGTCCTGAGCCCGCGGAACAAGATAGTCCAGCACATTCGTAAGTCCGGCCCGTGCCGCTTCGTCCGCTCGGAAAGCCATTGCCCCTCCCTAATCGTGAAAGTCTATGCACAATACTACCAAGTCACGCATGAAACAACACTTCTGCGCGTGACATCGCAGCTTTGTGCAAACGATACACTTGGCGACTCTGCCGAGCTCACCGGCCCCATTTTTTATGAGTTGACTGTGTAGTGCTCCGTCGCATGACCGACGTCACGCGCTTCGATTGACACAAATTGACGAACGGCGCGCCCGCCGACGATAGATCGCTCCCGCGAAAATGGTATCGTCATACGATAACCACACCTATGAGAGAGCCAATGGCGAAGCGAGCCATGATCTGCGTCGGCGACACGACGACGCACGGTGGACGCGTGCTGGAGGGCAGCGCGACCGCCACCATTGACGGGAAACCCATTGCCGGCGTCGGACACAAGGTACTTTGCCCGCAGTGCAAGGGCGTCTTTCCGATCCTGCCCGACGCTGGCCGGCCGTACCCGCATCAAATCGCGGGCCGCGACACCGCCGTCGAAGGCATGAAGACCGCATGCGGGGCGACGCTGATCGCCTCGCAATCGTCCGCATCGCTCGACAATGTCGGGGCCGGAGAAGCAACGACCGGCGGTGCCGTCGCAGCTGCTGCAGCGGTGCTTGCCCCTTCACCGACACTTTGCCTCGAATGCCTGAAGTCGGCAGCCCAGAATGCCGCGACGATGATCGCGCGCGTATAGCCCCATGACAGACACCACGATCGAAGCATTCTTCGTCAAGCGCCAACAGCAGTTGACCATGCAAGCGCACTTGTACGCCCTCGTCGACGGTCTTCTGTATGCCGACGCAGCCAACGGGTCATCAATCCAGCGATCGCAGTCGGCTGCAGCACTGTTCGACGGCACACCGGACACGTCGCTTGCCGATGCGGGACCGTGGCTGATCGACTACGAGCGAACGTCCGGCACGACGCGCCAGGCGCTTTCCACAATGGCACGCGGTTCTGCGGGCGTCTCCTGGCTGATCAGCGCATATCCAATCGAATCCCTCGCCGACGAGCTACGCAACCGGCTCGACGTGCGGCTTCCGGATGGCCGCACCGCCCTCCTCCGGTTCTACGACGCCCGCATCATGGCCGACATGGCGTCGCTGATGGAATTCACGCAACGCATGCAGTTCTTCGTCGCGACATTCGACTGGCTCGTCGAAGTGAATGGGAAATTGAAGGGAGTGCACCCGCATGCTTGAGCTGACACGCGAACAGGTCGCCGGGCTTGCCGAGATCGACGCCCGTGGATATGTCGAACGCGTCAGGCAGGATCTCATCAATGCGGACCCGAAGCTGGTCGACGACGGCACGCTGCCGACGCGTCTCTGGAATGCATACATCGCCGCTCGACGACTTGGCATCCAGTCCGACGAGCACGTCAGCGCGTTTCTTCGGATCGAGGCATACGCGCCCGGCTTCTCCGAAAAGCCCGCGACGCGCGCGTGGCTGACTCGGCCCGGACGATCGGCCGACGAACGCTTTCACGATTACCTTCGCGTCATCAAATGGCGCATTGAACATCCGGAATACAACGGGGGATCTCGAAATGGCGGGATTGGTGGTACCGATAATCGAAGCAGCAGCACTGGAGCTTCGGCTGGTCTTGGCGCGCTCTGGCGCAGCCTTATTGGGCGGGGCGGCAGTGGCGGGAACGGCAAGTCTGTCTAGCGACACGTCGAAGGACGAGAGCAAGGCAAAGACCGACGCCAAGGCCATCCCACGCACCGGAGAAAAATGCAAGAAGTGTCCCCCGGAAGAAACTGGCAAGGCGGAGAACAAGACGCACCATATGTCCGACCACTCGCGCGAGTATCAAGGTCGCATCACCGGGCGGCCATATAGCAATGCGGGTAAATGGAACGAGGAATGGGTATGGGAGGGCATCGCATTCGACGGTTTTCTACCGGCAGAATGCATGCTGCAAGAGGCGAAGGCGCACTATGCGCAGTTCCTTCAACGTGACGACGAAGGCGAACTGGAGCCGCTCTCTTGGTTCAAAGGATTTCCGGGCATGGTCTCCGATATTGAGCGACAAGGCGGCAAAGTAAAGCTGTTCCCGCCGGCTCGCTTGACATGGTACTTTGAAGAAGCGGAGGTACGCGAGTACCTCCTCAAGGACCTGAGACGCAATTCGGTTCTTTCTGTCGTACAACCGTAAACTGAGAACAAGATGGACATCAGCCTTCAGTTCAGGGACGAGTCACTGGCCCCGACAGACTTCGAGAAGATCCTGTCACGCATTCACGTCGTCACGTCGACGATGGGCGCAATCGACTCGACGCTGAGTACTTGGTTCGCTCAAGGAGATACCTTGGACGAAGCGCTACTCTACCCGGCGTTTGAAGACGGCCAACCGTCGACCGCACTGCTTGCCGTCTTAAGGCATCAATTTGCAGACGATCCGTCGCGGTCATACGTTGCCCTGTGGAACGGGAATCAGAATAAGGGAGAAGGCGCGACGATCGCGTGCCACGTCGGCGACAATGCCGTCCCGCACTCGTTCGAGATCAAAATCTCCAGTCCCACCGTGCTCGGAAACATCGCATCAGTTCAACGAATCGTGAGCGCCACGGTCACCGCATTTCAACCTGCCTACGTTTCGGTCTCTCCAAGGAGCTACGCGGCGAAGCAGGTATTCGACGACAAGCCGGGCGTGGGCTGGATGATCTACTTGCCGACGGTGATCACACAGCAGCAGGTTCCGGAGGCGCGTGAGATTGTTCCAGTCCCTGAGGCCGGCAAAACGCAGACCGGCACAATGGTCGTCAGCACAACGGATGCCCCGTTCTCTATGAAGAATCCCGAGCACATCGAGACAGCAAACCGCATCGAGATCCGGCTCGTCGACCAGGATCTTCTGCCCGCCTTCGCTGACCTGTAGGCATGATGCCAGCGCGATCGCTCACGCCGGCATCATCGGTTAGAACAGTCCCACGGGCTGCGCCGCGTCATCCCAGCTGAAGATGATCAGCTCGTTCCGCTCGACGCCCCGCCCGCCTCCGACCGTGTACTGAATCGGCACGGTCTCGATGTGAAACCGGTCGAATACCCGCCGAATGTCCGGGTGATCGTTCAGGCTCACGATTGCCCGACCCTTCAGTGAGCGCAGTCGCGCGGCCATCTTCTCGTATTCCTCGAACGGGAACGCCACGCCATACCCCTCCGTCTCGTAGTACGGTGGATCCAAATAGAACAGCGTGTGCGGCCGATCGTATCGATCGATGCACGCGGCCCAATCCAACCGCTCCACGAACGTGTTAGCGAGCCGAAGGTGCGCCGCTGATAATTCCTCCTCGATGCGCAACAGATTCAGGCCGGGCGGCGTTGTCGTCGCCGTGCCGAATGACTGCCCTTCCAGCTTCGCCCCAAAGCAACTTTTCTGCAGGTAATAAAAACGTGCCGCGCGCTGGATATCGGTGAGGGTTTCCGGGACCGTCTGCTTGAGCCACTCGAACACCTGCCGACTCGTCAGCGCCCACTTGAACTGCCGCACGAACTCCTCCAGGTGGTGCTGCACGACCCGGTACAGATTGACCAGCTCGCCGTTGACGTCGTTGATCACCTCGACCTTAGCCGGGGGGCGCAAGAAGTACAGCGCTGCCCCGCCCGCAAACACTTCGACGTAGCAGTCGTGTGCCGGAAAACGCGGGATGAGATGGTCTGCGAGACGGCGCTTGCCGCCGATCCACGGAATAATCGGATTTGCCATTGTGAAAGCCGTTTTTAAACTTGGTGTAGAATCCGGCCCGCCTACCGGTAGGTAGCAGGGCCTTGGCCGATTCACTGGCTAGACAGTGGAAAGGCGACCGGCGAGCGTGTTCCCGCACGCCCTCCGGTCGCCCTGTTTCTCTCGAGGCCGTCCGGCCTCGCATGCCGCGCTATCGCGGCAGATCGATTTGCGTCTCGCCCGTCAACGCGTCGTAACTGCGTTCGCACTGCTGGCCGGCGATGCCTCGCTCGTCAGCAATCTTTGCCAGCTCTCCCGCTCGCGTATCAGCCCGGCCGAGCACGTCGGCAAGCAGATCGAGGGCGTCGCCGGCTGACGAGCCTCCGGTCGAAGCGGCGGAACGTCGAGCATCCGCGACGAGCGCGGCAACCTGTCTGCGCAGGCCGTCAGCAGCGGAAGCAGCAGCATCGGCATCAACGCGCGCCTGATCACGTTCTTTCGCAGCATGGGTTGCGATCTCCTGTTGTGCCGCCGATCTGCGGCGAAATTCATCACGCTCTGCCTTCAGGTCGTCGATCCGCTGCACCTGATCTGCGACCGTTGCGGACTGGTCGGCGTCCCGATACCCCTTGAAATAGCCGCCGGCCGAACCAGCGACGACGCCAGCGATCACGACCAGCCAGATACGCGGATCGAACCAGTTCATGCGACGACCTCCCCGCCGGCCGTCCGGTACGCGGCCAGCAAATGCTCAATCCGGTTTTCGTGCTGACCATACCCGGCGCCTGGCAGACTGGCCCACACGTTCGACACCTTCGCGACGGCCTCGCGAAACCGCCCAGCGTCGATCAGCGGCAACGCACCGTGCTCGCGCAGCTGCTGCAGCGCGTATCGATCCTGCGAAACCGGGCCGAAGTCCGGCAGCTTCATCTGCGCCTGATAGATCCGCCACCAGCGATTGAGGATCTGATAGCGGCCGGCCGCCGTCGACGGCACCGGAATCTGCCGGTTGAGCACATTCGGATGCTCCGCGTAGCTCGCAAACAGCAGCGGCCGGCTCGCCGTCGATCCCACCAGCACGTTGTAGCCGTCGTCCGACTTCGCGAGCAGCGCGGAGCCGATTTCACTCACCGCGATCATGTCGAGGAACGCGACACGGTTCTTGCCGCCAGCGGCGGCGATGTCGATTCGTGCCATCGTCACTTCTCCCCGAACAGTCGCTTCGCATTACGACGCAGCAGCACCTCGAGATACTGCGATCCGATGATGCCGAGCGCGCTCCCGAGGCCGAGCAGCGCGATCGGCGGCAGATCCGGGATCTGCAGCAGCGCAATACCGGCGACCATCGACGTCGCCGAACCCAACATTGCCCGGCCGGCAACGAGCCGAAATGTCATTTGCTCACTACCGACCAACACCTTCGCGATACCAATCAGTCCGCCCATAACGATCAGTTCCAGAATCGTCTTTTCGTGGTCTTGCATCCCACCCCCGTTGAAAAAAGAAAAGCCGCCCGAGTTGCCTCGAGGCGGCTGCAAAAAAACGACCGACACGCGTGTTACTTCTGCGGTGCCGGCACGACCAGGTCGATCTTCTTTTTCGGCTTCTTGCCGTGACCGGCCTTCGCCTTCCCCTTGTTGCCAGCGTTCAGATTGACCGACGTCTCCCAACTTCGACCGGCGTACGTGTGCTTCACCGACTCGACCAGAAACTCGCCGTCGGCCTCCTGCTTGAAACCTTTCAGCTTCACCGTCTTCTCGGCTGCGATATCCGTCCGGCCGCGCATGCGCAACACGCTCTTCGCCGTATGCCGGTTCAGCTTCTCGAGGCGGGATTTCGCGGCCGCCTTCGCGGCCTCCGGGCTGGCATACGAATGGCGCTCGGTATGAACCGCAGCAGCACCTGGCGGCGCATCCGGATTCGGGATCGTGAGATCGATCTTCTTGCCGGTCTTCGCGCTGTGCACCTTCGCACGCACCGCGACGAAGCTCGCCCGGTCCGGAAACGTGATCTCGTAATCGGCGAGATCTGCCGGCGTCAGCTCGATCGATGGCAGCGTCTTGCCACTCGCACTCTTGCCGCTGCCGATCGGCCCGACGATCAGCTTGCCCGCCTTCACCGTCGCCGTCGCGCCGTACTGCCGCGCGATGCGCGTGATGAAGTGCAGATCGCTCTCGCCGAACTGATCGGCACGCGGCACGATGGCCTCGACCGAACACGCGACCGCCCACTTGTTGCGACGCGCGACGTCGCCGACGATGTCGGCCAGCTTGACGTTCGTCCAGCCGCCGTAACGATGGGTTTTCGAGGTTGCGCGCATGTTCGCCGGCTTACCGCGGATGACGATCGTCGCCGGCGGCCCGCGCAGCACGATCTCGTCGATCGCGTACTCGCCGAGCATCGACAACCCCTGCCCCTCCCAACCGAGAGAGATCTTCAGCGTCGCGCCTTTCGGGGGAAAACGCACCTTGCCGTCCCGGTCGTCCAGCTCGATTTCGCAATCGTCCGCCTCGAGGCCGGGTTTGTCAGTCGTCTGGATCCGCAGCACGCGGTCCTGAATGATCCGCGTGATGTCGTCGCCGTTCGCGACGATCTGGAAAATGGCTCGCATCGCCCCTCCCTCACGACCACAACTGGATCGGCTCGTCGCGCGGCACCTCGAGGTCCGGCATCACGATCAGCACACCGGATCTGAACGGCTGCGCCTCCCGCGCCAGACCCGGATTCGCTTCATAGACCGCCTCGACAGTGCCGGACAGCGTCCCGTAATGCTTGTGACAGAGCGTGTCGAGCACGTCCCCGTCAGAGGTTCTGAGCGTCTTCGCCATAGCGGACAAACTCCAGGCTGTAGGTTTGTTTGCGAGGCGCACCATCCGACATGATCGCCTCCTGTTCCTCGTCGACGCCCTGCAGATACCAGCGGCCGAGCACGTCGCCCGTGCCGGCCGTGAGCTGGACGGGCTTCATCTTCGCGCCGATCGCGCGCAGCGTTTCGACCTGGCGGAATCCTGCGCCGAGCGCCGGAAACACGACACCGGACAGCGTGATCGTTTCGCCCCCCTGACTCACTGCCTGCGCGGCCTCCTCGCGGTTCAGGCGCTCTTGTGACGCGACCTTGTAACGGGTCGAGCGCCGCAGTTTGTCGAACGCCGCCGTCGACACGCCGAAATGGAACGAGACGCCGTCATCCACCGACAGCGTCAGCAGATGAGGGGTAGAAGACGTTGCGCTATCGAACAAGCCGGAGAGAACCGAGCCGAGGCCGGTCGTCTGCGCGAACGTCTTCAGCGCCCCCATCGTCTTCTCGACGACCAACGCAGTGAACTGCGTCTTCGCGCCGGTCAACGCCCCCATGACGCTCTGCGCGGCCGACCGGATCAGCGGGTGATTCGTCGCACCGACCATCTTCAGCACGCTGTTGACGGCCGCACCCGTCGCCGAAAAACTGCGCAGTACCGTACCGATTTTCGGACTCAGGTCGCCGGCCACCGACAGCAGGCTGGTCGCGCCCGACAGCAGCTCCGCCGCCGACGTGAGGTTCCCGGTCGCCAGCTTCGTCAACACGTCGACGGTGTTCTGACTCGCCGCGCGGTTCCGGTCAAACACGCGGACGACCTGGCGCACGCGCTCGGATGCGATGCTCGCCTGCGTGGCCGCCTGCGTGACGCTCGAAACAAAATCCATGCGATCTCCCCTTACAAATGCGGCGCGTCGAACATCGCCGACCGATTGCTCTTCTCGAGCGATTCCGACATGGATCGCTGGAGCTGCGGGCTGAGTTGCGCGAGCAACTTGTCCGCGATCTGAGCGTCGGCAACACCTTCCACCTTGATGTTGAATACCGGCGCGAACTGATTCTGCTGATCCACCTTGAACGGCCGGGCCTGCGGCGAATCCGGATTCGCTGCCGCCGCAGCCTTCGCTGCCGCCTTGGCGGCGTCGCTCTCCTCGTCCTTCTTCCCCATCGTCCACCGCGCGAGGCCGGCAAACAGCTTTTGCCCGGCGAACGTACCGATTACGCCGCCAACGACACCACCAACCGCTGCGCCGATCGGTCCGCCAACGACCGCCCCAAGTCCCGCCCCGGCCTTCGCACCGACAAAGCCGCCCGCCAGACTGCCACCGATGCCCGCGTACCCCTCGACCTTGTGTGCGGTCGTGTCATCGCCTTGCGCAACCGCATACGCGTTCTTCGCGGCGAGTCCGATTTTCAGCAGGGTCGCGGCAACGGCAATCTTCCCGGCGTACGGCGCAATGCGTCCGGCAACGCGACGTAGCGCCGCGAATGCCCGGCCCCACCGGCCCCGAGGAGGAGGTGGAGGAGGACCCGGCGGCCCACCCCCAGGACCACCTCCGGGACCGCCACCGCCAAAATCGCCCGGACCGCCCGCCCCTCCGCCACCCGGGAAGTTGACGACAAACACACGCTGGACGCCTCCACCTGCCCCGCCCAACGGATCAAACCCCGGACCGCCGCCCCCGCCACCCGCTCCGCCACCACCGGGCCGCACCCTGCTACCCCGCGAGAGCCAGCGCCCACGCGCCATGTCGAACAGCCCGCGACCGATGTTCCACGTCGCACGCGCCCCGCGATACGCAACCGCTGCGCCGATGACACTCGCCACCGCAGCAGCAGCTTTCGGCGACGAATCCGACGCGTCGTGCACCGCCTTGCCCGCCTTTATTGCCCCCTTGCCGACGAGGTCCGTGATCGGCCGCAATGAGTCGCCGATGCTGCGCATCGCGTCGTCCCATTGCTGCAGCACCTCGCTCCAGATCTGCTTCGACGTCGCGCGCCGATCATCCAGGTCTTTCTGAATCTCCCCGGTGATGTCCATGCCGGTACGCTTCATCTTTTGATAGATTTCCACGCCTTGCATGTAGGCGGTCAGCGCCGCCTTGACCTGCATGTCGGTGAACAGGTCGCCGGTCTTCATCGTCTCTTCGAAGGCGCGAATCTGAGCCTGCCGCTTCGCCGGATCCAGTTCCGCGTTGATCTGCTTCGCGGCCACCGCAAGTTGCTTTGCCTTCGCTGGATCGACACGCTCGATGTACGCGCGCGCGAGGACGAACGATGCTTCCATCGTCGACCAACCCTTGTTGATCGCCTCCTTCATCTTTGCTTGGTAGTCGATGCCGGCCTTCTTGTAGTTGTTTTCGGTGTCCCCCGAGCCGATCTTCGAAAGCCAGTTCTTCAGGTTGTTTGCCGCCTCGTCGGCGTTGCCGGCCGTCTTCATCTGGACCTGCAGCATCGCGCCGAGTTGCACCACCGAATCCTGCCCCGTGATCCCGAGCTTCTTCATTTCCGCCAACAGCACTGGAAACCACCGGGCCATGTCGACAGATTCGAACGAGCCTTCCTTGCCCAGGTACGCGATCGCCTCAAGCGCCTTCATCATCGCCTTGGGATCGGTGATGTTGGCGTTCTGCTGCAGCGCCTGAATCATCTGCGCTGTTTCAACGCTCGACGCGCCCTGACCGATCGAGAACTTGGCGACCGCCGGCCCGAAGTTGAGCGCGCGGTCGACGTCCATCCCGCCCGCGACCATCTGATTCACCGCATCGGCCAGCTCGTTACGCTTCATCCCGTTTGCGAGCGCGTCGCGTCGGATCCGATCCGACATCGCGTCTTCCTGCGCCGTACGCGCGATGCCCGCCTTGATCGCGATATCGCGGATGATCGCCTGATATTGCGCGGACACGACGGCCGGAATTGCGACAGCCGCCCCGAGCTTCGCCGAGTCAGCGGCAGCATTGCGCATGCCTTCCATACCCGCATTAAACCGTTCATGACCGCGCGCACGCAGCTCCAGCCCGCGAATCGTGCGCCCGAGTCGCGCGTATGCGCGATCGAGCCGATCCACCTCGAACCCGGCCGCGCGCAGCGCGCTCAGGTTCGTTTCCAGCCTGCGCCGGATCCCTTCAGCCGCGCTGTCGCCGGCCAGGTGCAGCCGGCGAAACTCCGCCTGCAGCCTGATGGTCTCGCCGATCTGCCGTTGCCACATGCCGCGCTCGCTCGCGGCCCTGCGCAATCCTGCGATCCTCGAGCTTGTGTCAGCGAGTGCCCTGCCAAGCGTCGCCGACACGGCACCGCCGATCACGATGCCAAGTCCAATATCCCGTGCCATGTCGGCCTCCGCTCAATTCCTGCTCAGTCTGTTAGCCACCACACGACATCGTCGAGCGTCATGTCGTCAACCGACTGCGGCGTCACTCCGCACTCCCGCATCATCCGTTTTGCCAGCGCCTTCACGGTCGCGATTGGAAGGCGGACGAGCGGATCGAAAGGAGCTATACGCACGCTGCATGGCCTCGTAATCGGCCATGTCCATCGCTTCCATGTCGTCGGGTGCCACCTCCGCGAGCAGCGCGAACAGGATGATTTCCTCTTGTGCATCGTCACCGCCCGCTTGCTTGCTCGCGGCACGCACATCGCGCACCTTCGGTCGGCGCATCACCAGCTCGTCGCGAATGACGCCATCGAATTTGACCGGATATCGCAGCTTGATCTTGGTCGTTTCCATCGTGTGCCTCAAATGAAACGGGGCGACCACATGGCCGCCCCGTTAATGGTTGAAAAGTAACTTTGTCCGTCGATCCAGTCGGCGTCACATGCCGAGCGCTTTGCGCACTTCCGAGAGCTGGTCGACGCCGTCAATCACGCGGATCATGTTGAACGCGTCGATTTCGTGGATCACTGCGCCATCGATCTCAGCCTTGTAATAGCTCAGTTCCGCCGTGTATTTGATTTCCGATTTCTCCCCGGGCTTCCAACTGCCGGGATCGTATTCGGACAGCATGCCGCGCATGATGAGCGCCACCGCCTTGGTCTTGCCCTTGGTGTCGCGAAACGCACCGCGAAAAGTCGCATTGAACGCCGAACCGTCCGACACGCCGAAGTACTTCAGCACGTCGCGCTCGATCGTGGACATCGTGAACGATGCCTGCAACGCCTCCATGCCTTGATCGATCTTGACCGCCACGTCCATGCCGCCCGCGCGATAGTCCTCCGTCTTGAGCTTGAGCTTCGGCGGCGATACTTCGGGCGTACGCTGCAGAAAACCCCGACCATCGACGTACATACTCAGGTTGTACAGTGTTTCCGGGACCACGTTTCACCTCCTACGATTGGGTGTCGAGAACTTCCGTCAGCCACTGGTTCGTGACCTCGAATCGGAAGATCGGGTTTTCGGCCGGCGGAACATCGGTGAACCGGATATTCCAGTACACCTTGCCCTGCTCGAGCTGCGACGCCGAGTTGAGTTTCGGATCCGGGTAGACCTCGAAATTGATGATCGCCCCCTGCGCGCGCAGATCTCGCATGAACGCCTGCAGCCCCTCGGTCACGTCCTTGACGTACGTCGCCGTGATGCCGCGATCGACCGCCCATTTGTGACCGGCCTGCACGGCGTCCATGACGATGTCGAGCGTGCGAACACGCGTCACGAACGTCCACTTCGGATCGGCCGACAGCGTGCGGTTGCCCCACAACCGTGGGCCGCCGTCGCGAATGATCGTCGTGATGAACGAGTTGTTCAGCAGGTTCGCCCGGCACGTCTCGTCGCCGTCGAGGAATTCGATCGGGCGCTTCGTGCCGCTGATCCCGACGATCTCCTTGTTCGACGGCGACGCCCAGAAACCGATCGCCGCGTCCGTTTGGCAGAACAGGCCGGCCGCGTAGGCCGATGCCGGTGCGTCGACGTCGGCGTTCGCCGCCGTGTCCCAATACCGCACGCCGGGATCGACCATATACAGGCGCTTGCTGCCGAAATTCTTCGCGTACGCGATCGCGGCCTCATCGGTTGTGTTCGGGCCGTCGATGATCGCGATCGCGCGCAGCTTCGCAGCGAGCGAATCAGCCGCAGTTGCGACCGGCTGCTTGGCCGTGTGACCAGGTGCGATGAGCAGACGCGGCTTGAGGTCGAACAGCGACTTGCCGTCGAGCAGCGCCTGCATACCGGTGCGCGCACCGCCTGCCGTGACACCGCCGATCACTGCGGACGTCAGTTTGGCATCGTCCTGATCGGCCGCGACGCCGACGGCGACCATCACCGTCTTGCTCTGCTTGTAGATGCCTTGGATCGAGCGCGTGATCGCGCTCGTCTCGCCGAACGCGGCGACCGCGTCGTATTCGCTTGTGATGCGCACCGGCACATTCGGTGCAACGAGCCCTGCGCCGGGCGTGTACGTGTCGACGACACCGACGACGGACGTCGACGGCACTGCGATCGTGCGCGGGCCGGTATCGACCAGCACGGTCGTAACACCGTGATAGAAGGATGTAGCAGCCATTCAGATCTCCGAGAAAGCCACAAGAAAAAGGGCCGCTCATCGAGCGGCCCTGCATTGCTATTGATCGAAAGTGGAGGTCACGCAGACGCGACATCCTGTTCACTTACGAACGGCGGCGGCGACGGCAGCGTGACATCGGGCCAATTCGGCATCGCGCTGCACTCTCGCAGCGACTGCCGATACCCGAGCAACATCACGAACTGGTCGGCCGTCAGCGTGGTCCCGTTCCCAAGTAACTTTTCGTCTTGATGACGAGCGACAAGCCAGTCAGTCGCACCAAGCGCCGTGTCGCGCTGCGCGCGCTTGGCGCTGGCGATCTCTGCTCGCGTCGGTGGCAAAGGATCGAGTGCAACTGCCTCGCCGGCACCGTTGACAACAAGGCGCTTGCCGGTCGACTGCGCGTTGATGAGATCGAGCCACCGCTCGTTGCTGATATCGATGACAGATGTCCCATGCGGGGCCGGGCAGTCCACGCTATCGTGGAACGCCACAATGCTGCCGTTCGAATCGTATGCTGCTTGTTTTTGGCCCATGAGCCGCCCCCTTTAGTATCCGATTGCGATCCACCAGATGTACGGCGTTACCGAGTCTGAGGAGTTATTCCACACGGTCAGCATGCTTTTGTTTGCATCGAGGCCGACGCTTGGTCTTGTCGCCGTCCATACCGATGTCTGAATGGGTATTCCCGTCACAGAAAGAACTGCTTTTGGGAAGGCGGTCGGAAACAACTGATTCGCCGAGGCACTTGCACCGATCGCAATCTCCAGCCTCCCCCATTGGATAATCAGCCCGCTCGGCAGCTTCTGATAGCCGTTTGTAGCGAGCAACGCCGCGAATTTGCTTGACTGCCCCACGACAGCAGAGCCGGATGCGAACCAGTACCCTTTCTGCGGGCAGACAAGAATCACGTCATCGCCTGTGCCGAGTGTCAGGCTCGACACTGTCTGGCCGTTCGCGCTGATCAGATCCCCTCCATTACACGAAATCGTCAACGGAAAATTTGAGGTGACCTTGAATGCAATTGCCGCGCCCTGCGGCAATCCTTCGGTCGACGGAAGCGCATACGTCGCGGCGGCTGCCGCCTGTTGCGTGAAGTACTTGCCGATGTCAGCAGCCGCCCCATTCGTGCTTCCGACTGGCAGGTTGACCGACGTTTGGAAGCTACCAAGCGCACGCTGAACAAACGCCGTCGTCGCAAGCTTCGTGCTGCTGTCGAATTGCTGCGACGTTGGTCCCTTCGGCGTGCCCGTGAAAACCGGCGATTCGATCGTCGCCCTCTTCGCAAGGTCATTCATGACGGTCGTCGCGAAGTTCGGATCATTCCCCATCGCGTCCGCCAACTCCTTCAGCGTGTTGAGCGCCTCGGGCGATTGATCGACGAGGTCGGCCAACTTCTGAGCGAGATCCGCTTTCGTTGCGTATTGCGAATGTGGGTCGGCTGCTTTCGCATGCGCATCCAAGTTGCTTTGGCCCGCTTCGATCTGCTTTTTCAGGTACCGCGTCCGGTTCGCCAACTGCTTCGCCTGCAGGTTATCAACGCCTTCCGGACCTCCCTGTACCGGATCCGAAGTCTCAAGCTGATAGATCCCGTCTTCCCATTTATCGAATTCAACGAGATTCGTCATGTTTCAATGCTCCCTCTTGTGTACTGCCCGTTACGTTGCGCAACGCCGTTATGGCGGATCGGTACGGCCGTGTAGTCCAGCACCGCAAGCTTGCTGCGCGCTGGCGCATAGCGCTCGATCGCCTGCCACAGCTTGTCCGCCTGATCGCGCGTGATCGGCGCACCGAGTTTCACGATGTACTCAGCCCACGCGCTCGCCTTGCCGTGCAGCTGATCCCCGTTTCGAATGATCGATCCGTCACGGATACGGCCGCTACGCCCTTCGATGATCGTGACCTCGCCGAAGCCGAGCCGACGAATCACTTCACGCACCGCCCACGGCGTTCCCTTTTTCCGATGCAACGCCATCGATCCCTTGATCAGCGCTCGCCGCGCGTCTTCCGACTCGGCCAGCTCCCATCCATCGACAGCAAGCGCCCACGCAAGCCAGGGCAACCACGCGACCGGACAACGATCTACGTCCCACAACGTGCGCAGGATCTCGACGTCGACGCTCGGCCGCAGCACCTTTGCCAGCGCCGCCTCGAGCGGCGTCTGATTTGCCGGAAGTAATGGTTCACGCATCGTCGACCTTCGTATCGAGCTGGATGGCCTTGCAGTGCGCAAACTCGCGGGGACCGCACACGACGTTGGAAAGGGGTGCAGCGAGATCGAGTCCCGTCACGCCGCTATCCGGCGCGTGCAGCGCTCCCTCGATGGCCGAGCGCGGCATGCCGGCGCGCAGCCGCCGCGACCTTGCTACGACCCGATCCAGCACCTTGCGTCGCGCAGTCAGCACGATGTCCGGATCCGGCCCGCTGCCGACATGGATCGTCGCGTCGATCGAATACTCGATCTTGATGGCTGGCTCGACCAGCACCGTATCGTTGAGCGGGCGCACCGTCTCGGGCGTCACGGCCGCTCGCACGATATCCAACAGCGCCTGATTCGGCACGCCGTCGTCCTTCGCCGACATCACCGTGAGTCGCACCGTCCCCGGTTCGGGCCGATCAACTGCAACGTCGAGCACATCGGCCGACGCCCCCATCGCCAATGCTCGATACGAAGCAGACGGACCTGCAACGGTCGCCCGCTCCATCGACATCTGCGCGCGAAGCTTCAGCCGCTCGTCGGACTCCAGCTGCGGAGCAATGGGCGGATCGGCATCCGGATCGCCCGGATCGGCGACGGCACGCTCGGTGTCGAGCAACGCCGCCAGATGCTCCAGGTCCGCCCCCGTCGAGAACGCGAGCATCATCGCTCGCGCGGCGTCATTCAAGCGCGCTGCAGCCCGAATCTCGTCGTACGCCGCCAGCTCGATCAGCTTCACGACCGGATCCGACTCCAGCGCAGCGGTCCAATCCGCATAGATCGACTTGAAAAATTCGAGCTTCATCTGGTACGCCACCTCGAAGTCGAGCACCTCGACCAGATCGGGCGGGTCCAGTGAAGCGAGATCGATGATCGTCATGTTGGTACCTCGATTTCAACGGCCGCGCCGTCGTACTCGCCTCGAATCGCGAAGGTCACTTTCCCCTCGACGACCGACAGCACCTTGATCTGCGCGAGCTTGATACGCGGCTCCCACCGTCCGATCGCCCGCGCGGCCTCCGCCTGCGCGGCGGATACCCACCCGCGCGTAATAGGCAGGTCGACCATGAGCGGGATGTCCGATCCGTAGTCGGGGCGCTCGCGACGGCTACCCTTGCGCGTGCCGAGGATGTCGCCCAGGCTCTGCTTCAGATGCGCGATGCCGCTGATCGGGGCTCCGGTCCGACGGTCCATGCCGACAAGCGCTCCCGACTTGCTCATCCGTGCTCCTCGAGGCGCTTGAAGTCCGGATGCGCGTCGAGATACTCGACCTGCGCAGCGCCTTTCGCGATCACTTCGCCAGCGAGAACATGAAGCACGTCACCGCACGGGCACACGATCACGCGGCTACGGAACTGCGTGTCACGAAAGGTCGCGCTGACCGAAGCGCCACGAACGGAAGCTTGCGGAATGTCATTTGCCATTTGGAATCCCCCAAAAGCGAAGCCCCGCAGAAGCGGGGCCAAGTAACTTTGTAAACGGATGCGTCACAGCGGCGGCGACACCGGAGCGCCGTCGCCCTGCTCCCTGTGCGAATGCCTCAGGAACGACTTGCCGCCGATCTCGACGTCGCCCGTGTAGCGCGCACCGCCGTTCACCTGGACAGCCGGGCCGCCAGCAGCGCCGCCCTTGCCCTGCATCCCACCGTTGAACGTCAGCCGCTTCTCCGTCGTCGTGTTCCCGGTGAACGTCGAATCCGGGATATCGCCGAGCAGCTGCTCCGTGCGCAACGTGACGCCGTCCGCACGCAGCTCCAGCTCGGTGCCGCCGATGCGGAACACGATTCGGCCGCCAGCAGGCACGTCGACCCGGTACTCGTGGCTTTCGTGGTCGTACACTGCGGACGCGCCGTCCGGGTAGTCCCACGCGGTCTCAGTCGGGCTGCTCCGCGCCGAGCCGCCGTGCTGGTCCGAGTAATAGCCGGGAATCGCATACGCGCCCGGCAAGTCGCCTGACGGCGCGAACATCGTCGCCTGCTCGCCGGCGGACGGCGGACGCCAGAAGCGCACCACGCCGGCCGCGGACGTCTTCCACGGCATCCAGTCGCTGATCCAGTCGCCGATGCGAACGCGGCACATCGGCGGCTTGTAGCTGACCGCCTCGATGGTCCCGTGCTGCACCATGCACGCCATGCGGCGATCAATCTCGCCCAGCTCGTAATCGCTCACGCGTTCGCCTCCTGTCCGCCGGCCGGATCCCAATACTGCCCTTCGCTACCGGGGCCGCTGTCCGGATCGACACCCCACAGGATCGCTGGTCCGTCCGGGATCTCGCCGAGATCCATGCCGAGTCCGAATTCGTGCGTCCATTCGACAAGCCACACGCAATAGGTATCGAGCTGGGGACGAAACGGATCCTCTGCGACCTGCACGACCTTGCCGGGCGTGATTGGCAGATCCCACGTCTGCATGTGGACCGCCATCGCAACGCGGGCCGCGACCTCGCGCACGGCCAGCTCTGCGCCCTCGTCGATTGGATCGAACACGACACGCGCCTGCATGCGTGCGATCAGCGGCACGTCGCCGGTTCCGTCGTCCTGGCCGGGTTCGAACTCGCTCAGTTCGATCGCAATCAACGGCGTTTCGATCTTCTGACCGAGACGCGGGTAAGCCTCGATCCGCTTCATCGCCGGCAGCTTGGTGCGCAGCCCCTGCTCGATCGCGTCGTGTAGCTGTTTTAGGTTTTCAAGCACGTCGTATCGCCTTCAGTAGTTCGTAGTTCACCTCCTGACGGAGGATCACCAACAACCTGTCTTCGCACGCCTTCGCGGCGCGTCGAAATGCCGGATCGCCAGTCTGTTGCCACGCAACCGTCACCATGCGGTAGGGCATCCGTTCTTTGCCCGTCCGCTCGTAGATCGGCCCGTCCGGCTGGCGCTTTGACTGTCGCCACGCGCCCTCGAACGACTGGCGCCCCACGCGCATGCCCTTGCGCGTCTTCATCGCGCTGCCGAGGCGATGCGCCTCGATCGGGTTCAGGCCGAGCCACACCTTGCCGGTGTCGGCCGACCGCAAGAAGAAGTAGAGCCGGCGTCGGATCACCTTCTGCGGGATCTTCGTCGCTGCTCCGACTTCCTTCGCGGTCTGGCTCTTGATCCACGCTGCCGTCTTGCGCAACGTGCGTCGCCACGCGGCCCGCATCGCGTTCGGGGACAGCCCATGCAAAGTGGCCGTCACCTCGCGGATGTCGATCTCGACTTTCAGGTCGTCCATATGCGCTACTGGAGAATGAGGACGGTCCAGCCCGTGCCGTCCGGCTTTGCCTCGAGCACGCGATACCGTTCGCCGTTCGACACCAAGACACTACCTTGCCGGACGTTCGTGGCATCACGGTCGCGCAGATGAAACACGGGCGCGACCAGCTGCGTGCGCTGGCTACCGAGATCCGGCCCGAGCCACGGCGACGCGAACATCCCGTCGACGGGCTGGCCGTCGATCGTGATGTCTGCGTCGCCGAGATCGCGCAGCACCGCAGCGTCGACGTCCGCAACCAGATCCCGGAATGCCATGTCACGCCTTCAGCTTGACGATCGCCTTCGGGCGCGTGCACAGGTGGATCGGGTTCGACTGCGCCTCGATCTCGACGCCCTTGCCGAAGTCCATCAGTTCCTGCTTCGCGTAGTACGGCAGACCGGTCGTGTTGACCGCCTCGACATAGTCGGCCGGCGCGAAGCGCGTGATGAACAGATCCGGCACCCCTTCGGGCACCGCATGCGCCTCGTTGTCCGCGACATAACCCACATCACCGACCCGGCCGCGATAGCGTTCGAACGTGCACCCGCCGATATCGAACGCGTCGCGCGTGTCGCCGCGCAGCGACGCCGCCATCGCGGTTGCGAGATACGTTTCCTTCACGGTCTTGAGGACGATCAGCTTGTTCCAGAACGTCCGACCGCAGAGCACTCGCACCCCGGTGTACGTCGTCGCACCGAGCGCGTCTTCGATCGCATCCTGTACGAGCTGGCACTTCTGACGGATTTCCGTGCCGGCCGCGTCCAATTCGAACGGGATCACCGTCTGCTCGATACCGAAGTACTTCAGCAGGTCGATCAACACCGTCTTGCCGTCCGCGTCCAACACCGCGCCCTTGATCGCGCCAATCCGGTGGAATTCGTGCGTCGCGTCGAGCTGGCGGCGCATCTTCGCGAGGCGGCGATTCACCACAGTCAGCAGCGCCTCCAGCTCGGTTTCCGAGCCGAACGCCCGCAGATTCTGGATCTCGTCCGCCTTGATCACCGCACGCTGCGGCAGGTGCACCGTGTTGAACGGGATCATGCTGCGCTGGCCGCCCCCCACAACGGCCGCCGGCGAACCGCGTTCGCCGGCCGCGACGAGCGCGAGCGTGTCGCCATCGCGCTCGATCTGGATCGTCGTCGTCGTGATGCCGTCCTCCTCGAACAGCCCAAGCGTGCCAATCCGGCCGGGAACGTGCGGCTGCTCGTTGATCGCAGCACTCAGGGACGACAGCGAGAATGCATCGTCTTGAAACAGGGCGATGTCCGCCATACAACCTCCAACTTGAAGAATGGATACAAAAAAGGCCACGCGCATTGCGTGGCCTTCGAAGACGTGAACCGCGATCAGCGGATGATTACGTGGCGCTCGGCGAGGTCGGTTCGGCCAGCAGCGTCCAGACCCGTGAGCAGGCCGCCGACCGCCTCGGCGAGCCGCACGATGCCCGTCGCCGGACGCGGCGCATCGGACGCCGCCAACGGCGCGTACAGGATCGCCGCTGCGACTTCCGAACCGTCGTTCGCCGTGTTCAGGTACGGCGCATATTCGCCGGTGCCAGTCACGCCGAGCACCTGGCCGGCCGGCAGCGCCGGGCCAGCTTTGACGACGATGCGCTCACGGGAAATCTGCCCGTTACCCTCCGACACAAGAAATTCGGCAGGCAGCACGCCCTGTTGCTTCACATTCGACATGTGGTTCCCCTCCTCGGGTTACGTCAAAGTTACTTGCCGCCCTTGCGAGCGGCGTAGATGGATGCCGCACGCGGCGCACGCGCGTCGACCTGCGGCGCATTGGGTGCCCCCGGTGCGGGACGGTTGGAGATGCTCGACTGCGACGCCGTCACGCGCTCGAATAGCCGTGCGCGAACCTGATCGGGCGTCAACCCGTCCGCGACGAAGCCGGCCGTCAGCTCGGTCAAGCTCGCTGCCAGACAGATGCCCGCGATGTCCTGCGCGCTGCGGATCGCAGCGTCGACCGTCGCGCGATCGCGCAGGCCCGTCGCCAGCACGATGCCCTCGGCGCAGTGTTCGATCCGCGCGTCGCGGCATGCGGCATACACGTGCGAAGCGAGCGCCGTAACGTCCGGCTTCGTCGACGGCGGCGGCGCAGGATCGGCCGGTGGATTCGGCTGCGGATTCGGAGGCGGCACCTCGCCGTCGTTCTCCAGCACCGCGCGAATCTCCGCCGGGACTGCCGAGAAGCGCGCAGCGAGCCGCGCAGCGCCCGCGTATGCCGCAATGCGGATCGGATCGACAATCGCGTCGCAAAACCCCTGCTCCTTCGCTTGCGCAGCCGTGAGCCAAGTCTCGGCATCCATGATCGCGCGGACCTCCTCTTCGGTCCGGCCGCTGCGCTCGACGTAGGCCGCCAGCATGCTGTCGGACGTACTTTCCAGCAGATCGGCCAACTTGCGCAGATCCCCGGCCTCGCCGGCCGCTACCGTATGCGGGTTATGAATCATCAGCCTCGCGTTCGACGGCATCTCGATCGTGTCGCAAGCCATCAGGATCAGCGACGCCGCCGACGCTGCAACGCCGTCGACGCGACCCGTCACCTTGCCGGCATGCCGACGCAGGGCGTTGTAGATCACGAACGCGTCGAACACGTCCCCGCCCATCGAGTTGATCGCGACGACGATCGACGTGGCCGTCGCCGCTACCTCGTCGAGCTTCGATGCGAACAGATTCGCGTCGGCACCCCAGAATCCGATGTCACCGTAGATTCGAATCTCGGCGACCTTCCCGTCGTCCGCGCTCGCTTGCGCACGGATGTCCCACCAACGCTTCTTTCCCTTCATTCGCCATCCCCTTTAAATGCGTCACCCGTGCCGTCAACCGGATCGAGCGTGTCATATCGAATCCCGAGCCGGCGCTCCCGCGCGAGATCGTCCGCGTTCTCGCGGTCGACCTGCTCCGGATCGTCCCCACGCGAGAGCACCGCACCGGACCGGCTCGCCAGCCCCGAGCGGATCTCCATCCGCTTCGCGGTAACGTCCTGCACCGGATGGATATACGGCCAGCCCTGCGGCACCCATCGCACACGCAGATAGTCACGCCGGCTGCGGTAGTAGTCCGGCATCGGCATCGCGCCCGACAACGCGCACGCATCGACCCACCAGCGCCAGACCTTCCGGCAGAACTGGTGAATGAATACGTTCCACTGGATCTGTTCGACCGATCGCCGGAACTCGTTCAAGATCACGCGAAGCACACGATCGCTCACGTCGCGCAGATCGCCCGTCATGACTTCATACGGCATACCGACCGATGCTGCTGCCGCCATCAATTGCTGCCGCATGAAGGGCCCGTAATCGGTCCCCGCTCCTGGCGGCTCGGCGAACGTGACGCTTTCACCCGGAGCCAGCTCCTGCATACTCCCCGGTTCGAGCGACACGACCGGCGAAAAGCCATCGACGTCGTATTCCATTGCGCCGCCCGTGATCGGATCTCCCGGCATTCCCGGTTCGGCAGGCGGCTTCGTGATGAAGCCGGCGAAGAGGTTGCTGACCTCCTGCCGAAACAGCACCGCGTCATCGAAGTTGTCCAGCGACTTGAGCCGCAGCAGCACCGTCGACAGCACAGGCACGCCGCGCACCTGGCCGGGCCGGAGCGCGAGAAAGACGTGTGCGATCTCGTCGGCCGGCACGCGCACGGTCTGCATGTTGGTCATCGACGCACGCCCATACTCGCCGGGATGACGCTTCAACAGGTGATACGCAACCCGCCGACCGTCTGCGTCAAACTCCACCCCATTGACGATCTCGCCGCCCGGCACGATTTCATTCTTGTCCATCGGCAGCAGGTCGCCTTCGAGCAGTTCGATCTGCACCGGCACCGCCAGACCATCACGCGGACTGCGCATACGCCGCCGCACCAATACTTCACCATCGCTGAAGAACGATCGAGCGGCCAGCGTCTGCTGCCCCGGAAGATCGGACTGCCCCTCGGGGTCCATCTCCAGCGAACTGTCCTCCCAAAGTTGCTTTTGCATCTTGCGCACCGCTTCATTCGGATGCTGCGGATGCGCCTGGATGCCGGTGCCGATCGTGTTCGACACAAGGCGCTCGATGACTGCCTTGGCCCATCCCTCATTCCGGATCGCGTCGCGAACGCGAGACCGCATCAGCGGCAGGTTTTGCACCGCCGCTGCATTCGGTCCCGCGCCCGATACCCGCCACGACTTCGCCCGTGCGCCCGCCGTGCTCGCCGACTCGTAGGCCGCCGCTTTCAGCCGCACCGGTACCACGAATCCACGCTGCGCGAGAGACGGATAACCGCGCTTCATCGCACCCCCTTGCCCGCGTGACGCAGCCGGACGATCGACGAACGTCCGGCTGCGCCATTCAGGTCGCGGATGATCTCGGTGCGTGCTTCGCGCAGTTCGCCGATCGAGCGATATTTCACTCGCCGGTCGGCATACTGGACTTCCAGCTCGCCCTTCGCGATTGCCGACTGGATGTTTTGCAGATCCTGCTTTGTGTATGCCATGCCATTCCCTTGTTTAGCGGCGCTTCAGGTACGTCGAGCGACCAACACGACGACCCTGAATGCGCGAAACCCCGCTCGGGGGCGGGGTTTCGGCGGGTTTTACTACTGGCGGCGACGACCGCGGAGCCTCTGTAACGACCACTTCGGCCGGCGGATCAGGTAGCGCCTCGACAGGTATGACCGTAGGCAACGCCTCCAGCACCGGAACCGCATCGAACAGCGAGACCTGCGACGCGCGATGCTGCTCGACCTGCCAGTGCGCCTCGGTCATCAGGTGCACCTTCACGCTGCGGGCCGCGTGCAAGGCGTACCCCTCGCAGTCCAGCGCCTCGTTTCTTGGGCTGATCTTCTTCCACACGCGCTTACCGCCGCGCGGTCCCGGCACCTTGACCTCGGCGGTAAGCTGCGCAAGGTAGTCGCTACGGACGCTGCTATACCAGTGCATGCGACCCGGCCCGCTGCCGTCGAGCTTCAGGCGGTTTTCGAGGATCAGATCCTTCGCACGGCTGACGCCGACCATATACGGTCGCAGCCCGTACTTCGCCGCCTTGCTGTTGTTGCGCGTCGAGTCAATCGACGCCTTCGGCACGCTGAAGATCTCCGCGTCGACGTTGCTACTGCCCTTGACAGCCATCACGTTGTAACCGGCCTGCTGCGCCGCGCGCACATACTTGTACACCGCGTCCGACGTCGCTCCGTCCGACGAGTCGATCGACGTGGCACGTACACGCAGCAGCCAGCCGTTCTCGTGCCGGTAGGCGTGCGACAGCAGCATCGTCAACGCGCCCCATACACCGCCCGTCATCGGGTCTTGCTGCTGCTCCGTCACGTTGCCGTAGATCTCGCCCCATACGACGAGCCAGCTTTCCTCGCCGCGCCCCCATGCACGCAGGACGATCGCGAGGCGGTCGTGCTGCACGTCGACGCCCAGCGTCAACAGCAGAGCTCCGGTCGGCACCGTCAGCTCCGCGTACGGCAACGCACGTTGCGCGAGCACGTCCAGCTCGGGCAGGTCGGTCTTGTACTTGTACGCCCGCCCCTGCGAGTTGTTCACGAACGCGCGCATCTTCGTATCGTCGCCCTCGCGCAACGCCTTGTCGGCCGTCAGCCACTTCTTCACCAGCTCTGCCATGTTCGAGCCGGGGAACGGCGACACCAGCTCGTTAATGCGGAAGCCGGCAACGCCGTAAAACGGTGCCGTCGCAACCCATCGCCCGCGACGGACAGCGCGTATACGCGTCGCGTCGTCCCACAACGAGCCGCAATGTGGGCAGGTGTAACGGGCCGACTCCGGTTGTGCACGGCCGTAAACCTCATGCGCGACGTCGGCGCCCTCGCTCCATGTGACGTTTTCCCACACCAGCTCATGCTCTTCGTCACAATCGGGGCACGGCACCAGATACACGCGCTGATCCGACGCGGCATAACCCTGCTGGATGCGCGACAGACCATCGACGGTCGGCGTGCCACCCAAGATCATCTTGCGTCGCCGATCCGAATAGCTCTTGATCCGCTCTTCGAGCAGCGTGATCGAATCACCTTGCTCGCGCACGTTCGTGTTCGCGTCGTCCGGCTCCTCGACCGCGACGACCGGGGCCGGCGTCGACTTCACGTCGTCCGGCGCGTTCGATGTGACGAACTTCAGGAAGCCGCGCGCGAACGTCTTGTGATCCCACAAGTTATTTTTGTCGCGAGCCGCGTGGACCGGTAATTTCGCCGACAGGCGAGGCGTCACCTCGACCATCGGTTCGAACTTCTCCAGATTGAACTTCTTCGCCGTCTTCTCTTTCGGGAACATGACGACCATCGGACACGGATCGACGTCGATCCGCTTGCCGATGTAGTTCAACAGCACGCCGTCCGTCCACGCGACCTGCGCCGACTTCATGCAAACGACCTTCTGCACGGTCGGATCGTCCAACGCTGCGTGCATGCCGAACACCCACGGCGTGATGTTCGGGTTATATCGGCCGGGACTGGCCGATCCCTTCGCGCTCAACCGACGATGTTTGCGCGCCCACTCCGTCGTCCCAATCTGCTCCGGCGGGCGCAGCATCGTCGCGATCCGGCGAATCACCGCGTGGACTGTCTGGGTCGTATTCAGAAAGCTGCTCAAGGCATCCATATATATGCTCGTTCAACCACTCGACGTCCACCGAGACGCCGTATAGCGTGTGCAGCTCCTGCACCAGCTTGTCGGAGAGCGACAGCAGCTCCGTTTGAAATGCGCCGACCATCAGGCCGTACGCCTGCTCCAGCTGCGCGACGTTGACGAGCTGGCCTTGCTTCTCGGCCAGCGTCAACAGCTTGAGCTGCCTGTCCACGCGCTCAGTCATCGCGCGTTCGGCGACGAGATCGATGCCGGTCTCGCTGGATCGGCCAGCAGCCATCTCACGAAGGTGCCGGATGTACGCGACGCGGATCTCGTCGATCGACACCGCCTTGTAGTCGAGCCGGACCTTGTCGACGAACCGCGAAACGGCCGACTGATCAAGGTCGAGGTGCTCGGCGATCTGCTGCTGAGTCGGCATGAATATGACCCCCTATGGAGACTCGCCAGTAGAGAAAAGTCGCGGGTGCGAGCCCCCGCGTGTTGCGCCGCCCGGAGGGTCCCCGGCGGGACGCAGCCCTCACCGGGCGGGCCGTGCGACAATGCCGGCGGGCCAACCAAACCACCACGCCATGACAGACGAGAAGACGAAGCAAAAGCTCGACGAACTGCAATGCCGCATAGTCGCCCATAGAACTCTCACTGCCGCCCTACTATCAGCAGTTGCCTCAGAACGGCCGGACTCACACGATTTCCTTGCCCGCATTGCGAAGGCAATGACCAGCACCGCCGAAAATCTCCCGGTCTGGAAAGAATGGCGGGAGACCTACATAGACGAAGTGCAGTCGACAGTCGAGATGGCGGCGACGTTCACCCCCAAGTGACCTCGGGCTAAGACTGCCGACATCGTCCCGCTGAAATGCTCCGACGCCCTCAGCGCTGCCGACAGCGCCCTGAGGGCGTCCACCTCTTCCCCCTCCACCAAACCACACGAACACGGATCGTTTTTCGCCGCCTCTTCGACGGCTGCTGCGACCTGCTCGCCAACAATTGCGACCGCCGAACCGGCTACAGAGCTTGTTCGCATTTCGCGCTCCAATGCAAAAAGCCCCGAGGGCTTTCGCACTCAGGGCTTTGAAATTCATTTCGTAGGGGCGAGCGCCCCCACACGACCTAACGGGCTCCTCGTATCGTTGTTTTGTCCCGAGAGGTTTGCACGACTAACGCGCGGTGCCAGCGAATATCCAGTGACGCGGTAAAGGATGTCCGAAGTTTACGCGATCTACTCTTGGAATGAAAGATGTTTCATTCTCGCAGTTGGCGGCGCATCGTGTCAGACACGGAGCCGTCCACCGCATCCAGCAATCCAAGCATGTCGTGAAAGCGCCACGACCAATTGCGTCGATACTCCTTCAGAGTCACGCCGAGCGCTTGCGCACGCGCTGCATCGTCGATCGGCCGCTTGCCGGAGCCACCGCAATCGGAGCAAATGTGTCGCCCCTTAATATCCGCAGTCGGCTTCAGTGTTACGCGCCCCATACCGTTGCATACGCCACATCCTTCGTACTCCCTGAAAACAAGCGGCCCGTTGCGACCGTGATAGAACGGGATGCGCTCCTCCGCGATACACACCTTCCCTCTACCAGCGCAAACCAGACATCGCGTCGTGACCTGCGGCAATTCAGGCGATCGGCGAATAACGCCCCGTCCCTCGCACGTCACGCACTGATCGTTGACCCACTCGTCAAGCAAGCGCAGCGCAAATCGTTCGATCACGTCCACGGTCGCACGCTCTACTGCATTCCCGGCGCGCTGTTCGCGACGCTCGTCGCGCTTCAATCCGGAGAACTTGCCACGCTTGAAGCGCCCCGAGGTGCGCAGCATCTGCGCCAACAACAGCGTTGCACGTCGAATCATCTCGGGCTTCGCCTGCTGCGCCGCCTTGATCCGGACCAGCAACCGACCGAGATCGTTCGCAAAGGCCAGTGCGCCCAAAGTAACTTTCGGATCGGCAATCGGGTCGGTGAACTGACCACGAACGCTCATTGCGATGCCTGCCCGCTCCTTCAAATCGATCACAACTCTCTCCTATACGTCCTAATGTCTCAATGTCCCAAGGGAAAAGGCTTGCAGGGGTGCGCGCCTGCGACATGCGCGACATGCGGCGCTCACGTCGCGCATGTCGCGCCCTCGCACCCGCGCCCGAGACCGCGCCTTGGGACGTTGGGACATGAGACGTCCACAGCGCGCCAAGGCGGGGCAAGTGGCGCGCCTGCCATGCAGGCACAGCGCGCCACGCGATCACAGCGGACTGTCGTCATCACCCGCTGCGACCAGCTCACGTTCGACTTGCGGCTCTTGCTCTTCGCACACGTAGTACCAACCGCGCGACCCGGTCGACTCGCGCTTGCGCACCCACCCGAGCGACTTCAGCGCCTTGCCGATGCGACGCTGCTCCGCCAGCGTCCACTTCGACGTATCCAGCTTCAGGATGTCCGCGAGGATCTCTTCCATCGTCGTGCGCGACACGAATTCCAGGGCCTTGGCGATCTTGTCCTCGTACACATCGCCTTCATACCGCTCCGCCTGCTCGATCTCGAACAGCGGGCGCTCATGCTCTTCTACGTGCCACACGACGCCCGATCGATACAGGTGCACGGCTTCCGCCCAGAGCTGTTCGCGAACGGCCACAATGCCATCGATGTCGACCAGCCCGCCGACACGCAGCGGCCAGTAACGCCGGTTGCCCGATTCGTCTTTCAGGTACGTGTCGAAGTTGACCGAGCCAGCGAACACGCACTGACGCGGAACGTCGGTCGCCCGCTTGCCGTAGAAGTTGCGGAACCGGTCGACGGCCGTCGCGAAGAAGCTCTTCACTGCCGACGAGTCGGCCTTGTTCAACGAGTCCAGCTCGGCCAGCTCGATCACCCACTTGCCGGCCAGCACCGCGTACGTGTCCTTGTTGCCGATCTGGATCGGCGTGTCGGTGAACCACGGTGCACCGGCCAGCACCTTCAGCGCCGTCGATTTGCGATGCCCCTGCTTGCCTTCGAGGATCAGGACGTTGTCGACCTTGCAGCCCGGCTCCATCACGCGCGCGACGGCGGCAATCATCCATTTCATGAACGCGAGCTGCACATACTCGCTGTCGGCCACGCGTAGGTATGTCGACGGCATCGATCGCACACGCGGCACGCCGTCCCATTTCAGGCCTTCGAGGTATTCGCGCACGTCATGGAAGTGGGTCGCATCCGCCACCAACAGGACCGCGTTCATTACGATGTCGGTACGCACTGAGAGGCCGTATCGCTGCGACAACCAGAGCACGCAGCGCTGATCGTCCATGTCGGTCCACTCGCCGATCACGCCCTGCGGGAACGGCGGCGCTTTGCGCTTCATCACGCGGCCACCGAAGTCGTCCTGCTCGATGACGCCCTGCCATGCCTTGTGGTTCGACAGGATCATGTGCACGTTGCCGAGCGTCGGCAGCAGCGTGCCCTTGTCCGAACGCGCCAGATCCTGCTCCCACGTGTGTGCGCCATTCTCCGCCTCACGGCCATCCCATTCCGGCTGTTTCGCGGCAGCGGACGTCGCGGCGGGTTTCGTCGGCGTGACGGCCGCAGTCGACACGGCGACCGTCGCCGGCCGGACCTCGTCGATCGCTGGCGCGATGACGCGCAAGATCGCCGCCTGCACTTGCGCCTCGACAGCTTCGAAGCCCTCTTCGACGTGCAGGTCGTTGAAATCGGTCAGCTTGCGCTCGCCGCGATTGGCGAATTCCGGATAGACGACGCTGACGTCCTCAACCGTCGCTGCCGCCTCGTACGCACGCTTCAGGCCCGTGTTCTCGAAGCGCTTACGGCGGAGCGGCATAACATCGTTACCGTAGCTCACCTCGACGTACGGCACGCCGTTGTCGTCACGACGGCGGGACACGGCAACCATGTACCACGTGTTTTTCGCCTCGATCCGCACCGGGTCGGCACCAAACACCAGCTCACCACGGAAGGCGAATTCGTCGGCGAGCCAGTCGCGCATGCGCTGCTCGATCTTCCAGTCGTCGTCGGCGCAGACCAGCACGTGCACATCCGGATACGTCGCACGCAGGTAGCGCACGGCAGGGAGGATGCCGCCCGCATCGAAGCAGATATCGACCGCGAACGCATCATCGATCGCCATACGGATTGCGCGTGCAGTCGCGTAGCCTTCTGCGACCAGCACGACCTGGTCGTCCGGACCGACCTCGCCGAGAACGTACGATGCGCCCTTCTTCTCCATGCCCTTATTGAAGCGCTTCGCGCCGTCCGGCGTGATCTTCTGCAGGCCAACCAGACGCGGCTCGTCGTCGCCATACTGGAACATCGGTACCAACATCGTGCCGTCTGCGTCGAAACGGACACCCTCGGCCGTGATGTGCTTGCGGTCCAGGTATGCGGACTCGCCATGTTCGGCCGCGCGGCTCCACTGGTCGCGCGCTCGGTTCGCGGCGAGCTTCGCCTGCCGGGCTTCGCGTTCGGCATGTTCGCGATCGGCCGCCTCCTGCCGGCGACGGGTTTCGGCAAGCGCTTCCTCGCTCAACGGTGCGCCGCTCCATTCGAAGCGCTCGGTGCCCGGATCGTCGCCCGAGAAATGGCCGAATGTACCGCCATAGCCGATCACCGCGCCCTTGCTGACAACCTCTCGAAGCTGATACCAGTATTTCTTGCGCGGCCCGTACCGATGATGTTTGCCGTCCGCGACCGGATGGCCGGCGGGCAGGTCAGGATGACCCGCCGCACGCAATTGCTGAATGATCTGATCAAGTGTCGCCATACGAAAATCTCCCCTCGATAAAAGTAGCTTTGGCCGCGTCCTGCGGCCAGATCACAATTCCTTGAGCCGCACCTGCAACGGACGCCACGGCCCGTCAACGCCCACCCCCGCCCGCTAGCAAAGCGCACCGGATATCCCGCGCAAGCTTGTGGGAGTAGTTGCGCCAGACACCCCGCCCGGCGGCATAACACTGCCGGCTAGTCGGCACACGGGGGTAATGCGACGCGCCACGCCGCAACGCACTGCTGGTTCCGATCACGTTCACTTCGGTCTCCGGTTACTTGCCACGCAAACGACGCCACTCAGCGGTCATGCGCCCGTCGAACGCGGCAAGGTCGGCTGCGCAAAGCCTGCCGACGATCTGATTGCGGAACGCATGGCGTTCCAGCTTGGTAGGTAGCGCCGCACACGAATGAGCAGCAATCCCGATGAAGACATCGACTCTGCTAACCCGCTCCGCCTCCGCGAGGAACACGGCAAGGCGATCAGGGAAGGTCGACAGGAGGTCAGAGAGCAGACGGCCGACGTGATCCGGCGCGGTGTCGAATCGATACGCGAGCGCCGACGTAGCGCACGCCAGCTGGTCCCCATACCCGCAGCACAGCTCGACCTGCTCACGCGCAACGCGACAACACCCCATGCCGGGCTTGAATCGCTCCATATCAGCGCCGCCGACGCTTCGCGAGGTTGCGGGCCGCGTGGATCAGTTTCTGAAACAACCGCTGCCCCTTGCGGCCCGTCGCGATAATTTCCTCGGCCCGGCTGTCGTCGATCCGCTGCCCCTCAAGCACACGCGTCACGTCGTCTGCGACGCGGCCTACATGAGCCTGAAGGTGCAAAGCGGTCGAGACAAGGTGCACGTCGACGCCGGGCCCGATCTCGCCGTCGGGCCCATGATCATCTACGTGCTCAGCAACCAGTCCAAAGCGCGCGTTCAGCGCATGGAGCGCATCGAGCGCGTGTGCCTTCGCCTCGGTCTTCTCCTGCATCCACTCGACCAGCAGTTCGAACATTTCCATCGACAAGCGACTGTCGCCGACGCCACGCAAGCGCAGTCGAAGCGACTCGGCCGTGATGTTCTTGCCACGCCGGGCTGTCAAGTGGTTCGCCGCGTCGGCAACACCGCCGGGCGTGTTTCGAACAGACGTATAGAGCACGTCCAGCCATTCAGTGCTGTCGTATCGGCAGGTCATAGCTTTTGAGATCGGCATGTTTCATCCTGTCGCGACTTCCGCGTCGCAACTAGGATGCGAAGTGATGCGGCGATGCCGCAGTGCATTTGCGATAACAGGCGCTGTTAGCGACCGTCATCGGCTATGGCTTCAGTTGCAATCGGACGCGATCGCCGGACGAAGGCCCAGTCAACTCGACTATTGAGTTCTTCGCAGCAAACAGCCCCGTGGCATAGCTGCTCGATTGGGGGGCAATGCTCCGCCGGGACTCTTCTGCCGGCTTGCTTCCACTGCTGGACCGCAGCCCGAGTAACACCAAGACGGTCTGCCAACGACTGCATAGTCAGTCCTGCCGCTCTCGCGGCTCGATCCAATGGGTGTTCCAAGATGCCGTCCATGAGTTCCAACCCTCGACATAACGATAGAAATTCTAACATTCAAATGATAGAAAATGTAGCCCATCGGGCGCAAGATTTTCTTACCATTGAGTGCATGAACATCGGTGACTGGATCAAGGCAAGCCGCGAAGCAGCCGGCATCAAGCAGGACGAACTGGCGGAGCGATTGGGAAAGACGCGCGGCAATGTGTCAGCGTGGGAGAACAATCGCCATGAGCCGAGCTTCGCGCAAATCCTGGAGATCGCGCGCATTACCAAACACGCCATTCCAATACCCGGGGTGGCGGCGATGCCAGTTGGAAACGTTGCGCCCTCCGAAATTGGAACGCGCCGTATTCCGCTGATTAGCAACGTTCAAGCAGGCCTGATGACCGAGGCGATCCTGCCGTTCCCGCCCGGTGGCGCATTCGAATATCTCCTGACAGACCTTGACCTGTCAGACCACGCATTCGCGCTTGAGATTGATGGGCTGTCGATGGCTCCAGAATATCTGCCGGGCGATCGAATCATTGTGGAGCCGACTATTGCTCCGCGCCCGGGTGATTGTGTCGTTGCAAAGAATGGCAAGGAAGAAGCCACCTTCAAGAAATATCGACTCCGTGGCGTAAATGCGGAAGGCGTCGAAGTCTTCGAGCTGGTGCCCCTGAACCCTGACTTCCCGACCATCAACAGCGAACACGAACCCATCCGGATCATCGGGGTCATGGTTGAACACCGCCGGTATCGCAGGCGCTAACCGCACGCAAAACAACTTCCCGCCTCGGCGGGATTTTTTTTGCCCTCCCTCCGCAGTCTATCGATGCACGCCACTCGATAGATAGAATTTCTATCTCAGCGCGCTAGTTTTTCTTGCCCGCGATAGGATAGAAAATCTATCATTCCTCACGCAATCACTACACGTGAGGAATAAATGGAACTCCCGACCACCGAACAATGCGCCGCACTTCCTGATGCGCAGCCTCAACGCGTCACCGCTCTCCGTGATTCCCAGGCGGTAATCCGCCAAAACTGGCTCCGTGACGAGCAGGCGCCGCGCGTCAAGTCGTCCGAACCCGCACGCCAAAGCAACTTTGAGAAGTCCAAGGTCTTCCGCTGGACGATCGTCGCCTGCCTGCTGTTCGCCGTCGTCAATGTGTTTCAAGACGACCCGGTCGTTACCCCGAAGACCGCGTATCACGTCAACGTCTAAACGCCCCGACCCTGCCGGGGCGAGCGGCCCCGGCGACTGGAGATCAGCCATGCCACGCATCAAAGCACTGCCCACCATCGACGCACCGCGTCGCGACACTCTGGCGCTGCGAACCATCGTTCGCTACGACCCGAAGGCGAAACGCCCGACAACGCCGATTCTCGTCGGCAAGTACGTCGTCGGTCGCCGCCCCTTGGCCGACAGCGTACATACGGAGTATTTGATCCTCGACGGCACTGAGATCGCTGGCAAGCAGATCTCGGTCCCGGACGAAGGCGACTGCGCCAACGCCATCAAGCGTCTGCGCGGCACGAAATGCGCTGCAGGTGTCGCTGCATCCGACGCGATCGCCAAGCGCAAGAAGCCGAGTAAGCCACGCGCATTCACGATCCGGGAGGCCGCATGACGCCTACACCGGCACACGGCGCACAGCCATTCAGTCCGTTCGTGGACATGACGGTCCACCAACGCGCAGACCTCACCATTCGCATCCTCGACGTGTTCCGCCACCTGACCCGTGCGATGACGTCCGAGGAGGTATGCAAGGTTCACTTCCCTGACATGGCGAGCGTCGCAGCACAGCACATCGACAAGCTCGCGCGCGGAGGACTGCTTCGTCGCCAGCCGCGCCCTCATGATCTGCGCTTCGTCTACTGGCTGCCCGGTTCCGATGCCGCCCCGCCGCTTCCGATTCCGTGCAAGCAAGCGGACGGCACGTACTCCAGTGACGCCGACGACACGTTCAAGCCCCGACGCGCAGCGTCCGCGGCAGTCGCCGCCGGCTCGATGCACACACGCCCCGAGTTCCATCCGATCGTCACACGCAACCAAGGGAGCCACGTCGCCGTCTCGTTCCCGCACCTGTACCCGCTCGAGGTCACCGCCGACTCGCTCCAGGATTCCGCCGCTCAGGCATTGCGCTATCTGCGCCTGTTCCGTCAAAGCATCGACCTCGAAGTCGCTCGCCTCGAACTGCTCGTTCAACGCCGGAGGACCGCATGATGGACGACCGCACACAACAGCTCGACCTGACCGCACCGATCCCGACCGGCAACACGAAGGCCGCAGCGGCCGCTGCGGGCGCAACGTCGGCGGACCTGTGGATGGTCCCCTATGGTCAGCTTCACTACGACCCATCCGACAATGTCCGACCGGTCGATCCTGAATGGGTAACGCACCTCACCGCCCTCATCATGGAGAACGGCTACGACAAGGGTTCGCCGCTCCATTGCTACGCGCGAAAGGTCGACGGGAAGGATCTGCTGTACGTATACAAGGGGCAACACCGCTACCTTGCGGCCGGCAAGGCAATCGAAGCCGGCAAGGACATCGGCAAGATCCCCGTCGTCGTCCGCGACGCCAAGACAGTCAACCGCGCCGAAATGGTGATCGACGGCTATCTCAGCAACGACAGCAAGCGGTCGTCGCCACTTGATTTGGCTGCGGCCGTCGCCGAGCTGCGCGACATTCACGGCATGACCCTCGCGGCCATCTGCAAGCGCCTGAATGTCACCGACCAAACCATCCGCGACGTGGGCCTGCTCGAACGCGCACCGGCCGAACTGCATCAGCTCGTACGCGACGGCACCATTGCCGGCACACTGGCGATCGAACAAATCCGCCAGCATGGGGGCGACAAGGCGCTCGAACGCATCGTCGTCGGGATCTCCAAAGCTGCGGAAGCAGGCAAGCAGAAAGTCACGAAGAAGTATCTCGAAGCAGCGCCCCTGATTGATGCGCCGCCGGACCCGACGACGTCGCCCGAACAGGTAACGCCTACGGCCGCCACTAATGCGGCTGCTTCATGCACCGCGTCGACGGCCGTGGCCGACGCTGTCGAGACGCAGGCGCCAGTACAAACGGCTGCCCACAAGAGCGCCCCCGCCAAGATCGGCGAGAAGCAGTCAAAGCAACTTTTTCAGGCGCTGCAGTCCGTATTGCACGATCCGGGTTTCGGGAAACTTTCACCCGGAACCATCGAGGGCGTCCATCGCGCATTCACTGGCCTCGAAGGCTTGCTCGACAGTCCGATTCGACCGAAAAAGCATCCGATTCACGCCCCGAATCCAAACGGCGTATTCGAGGACTGCGAGAAACTTCACGCACCGAAGGCAACCGGTTCCGGCCTGATCCCCGCCAGCATCTACATCGCCCAACCCAAAAAGGGCGTGTGGATCTATTCGTTCGAGATGAATATCGCACCGACCTACGGTTTCGCCGACCACCTCCCATCAATGCGGGATACGCCGGCGATTTTGTCGACACGCGTACAGGCCATTCGCGCAGCCGTATCCGACGTTACTCGCTTGATGCATCACACCGACCGCGCCAAATCGAAGGCGGCAGCATCCGTCAACACGTGGCTCGACAAGCTGTACACCATGCCCGACCCGGATTGGACGCCCGATATGGCGCGGGAGGCTGCCAAATGACCTCGCGCCCGGCCCTTTCTACCCCACGTCCGCTGCCGCGAAAGCGGGAACACGCGAAGAAGCGCCCGGCTATCGCGCTGGCGTGCGTCAACGGCACTTCGATGCAGTCGGACTGCGGCGGGCTGACGCCCGCAAAAGCAATCGAGAAAGACGAAGCGCCGCTCGCGCGGCGCAAACCTATCCAGAAGAACGAAGCCTTGGCGGAAATCCGCCAAGGCAGGCTCGCACGACTCGACGCCCTTCGCATCCAGATCCGCTCGCTGATCACCGAGATCTCGCACGCGGCCGACATCGAGCTGCTGGACCTGATGGCCGACGAGATCGGTTCGTTCACTCGCCACAAATCCGCGCAGGACGCGCGCACCTGGGCAGCAACCGCCGGCATCACGCTCGAAACCGGCTTGATGCGGCTCACGCGCGCACTGCCCCCTTCAATTACCGGAGACCATTGATGACCAACGATACGAGCCGCGCTGATGCGCTGACGGAAATCACCGCGCGCATGCAGGCACTGACCGCCCTGAAGAAGCGTACCGACTCCATGCCGATCATGTACGAATGGCAATGGCTGAATACCTTGCGTCATCGCCTCATCGCCGCGTCTCGCGTGGACCAGCCCGCAGCAGCACCGACCCATCTCGACGATGCGGCGGTCGACCGCTTTGCCTTCGCGATGAAAGCCAAGCTGGCAGATGCTCGTCAGAAAGGGCGCAGCGGATGGGAACAATGCGACCCAGCCGTTTTGTCGCAAATGCTCCGAGATCACGTCGATAAGGGCGACCCTCGCGACGTAGCAAATTTCTGCGCGTTCCTCTGGAGTCTCGGCATGCCCATCACTGCCTCCCCTGCCCAGCAGGTCGCAGCAGCGGCGAACGGTTTGAAGGCGAGACTGCGCCGCGTCATTGATCTGCTCGATAGCGAACTGGGCGACTCGGACGCAATGGTCGAGGGTATGACGCAAGAAGAGATCGAAGAAGAATGCCCGGTATTCGCAGCAACGCAGATTGTTGTCGCCTTGCATCAGGAAACGCTCGACGATAACGCCACCGCGCGTACCTATCCCGACGAACTGACGGACGCATTGCGCTACGTACTCGGCTTCCCGAATTTCAGTTGCGCACCGTATGCACAGCTGATGCGCAACAGTGGTGCCAAGATCCTAACGCGCTCCGAAGACGAACAAGCACACGTCCTGCATTGGCTCGTAAAGCTCGTTCTGGATCATGGTGCGCAGTGGGCGGACGTCGCTGAAGAGGAACTCAAAGCGATGCGCGCACAACCCGATGCCACGCATGGGCAGGAGGCGACACGATGAGCTTGCTCACCCGCGCTTACATCCTTGAAAAGTATGGCCCGCGCATGACACTGGCGCAGCTCGCGCAGTTGCTGCTGATGTCGGAGGGAACCATCCGCAATCAAATCAGCGCCGAGACGTTCCCGATCCCGACGTACAAGGAAGGCGGCGGTCGATTCGCCGCGTATGACGCCGTCGCTGATTACCTCGATGAGATGTCGGCCAATGCCCGCAAGCTCGCAGCGTAAGGTCGATACGTGACAACACCCGACCTTTATTCAGAGCCTGGCAACGTCAAGCGGAAGCGATGCTCAAAGTGCATGCTGACGCTCGACGTCGCCCGCTTCGGGAAATACTCGCGCGCGAGGGATGGATTGAAGCCGCACTGCCGAGACTGCGTACGGGCAACCAAGCGCGCTCTGTATGAAAAGCGGTTGACCACCCTCTTGGGCGATGTCCGTGACACGACCGACGATCCGCACCGCCTTATTGCCTGCAAATGTTGCGGCGTCACGCTCCGCGTCAGCAGCTACTCTCGCGACCTGCATAGTGTCAACGGACGAAAGACCGAGTGCAAAGCATGCCTCGCGAGAAAGAGCCTCGCGCACTACCATCGGACCAAAGCCACTTTGCCACCGAAAGATCCCGCGAGAAGGCGTGCGTGGTCACAAGCGCGGAGGGATGCCCTAACAGACGGCGAAGTCAGACGCGCACTCGTTCGGCGCAGCACGCTTGCGCCCGATCAAATTCCAGACGACCTGGTTGCGGCAAAACGTGAACAGATCAAACTCTCTCGATACCTCAAGGAGATCAGCATTGAAGAACATCCGTGACGTCCGCGCCGAACTGGCAGGCGTATTTGCCGAACTGAAGGCCGGGAAGTTGAAACCCGCTGACGCGGCCGAATTGAACAACGCGGCGGGAAAGATCATCAGCTCACTCAAGGTCGAACTTGAATATTACGGGCAGCGCAAGGAGAAACCCAACATTCCGTTCTTTGCATCTAGCCCCAATGCATCCGACGAATAGACGGGCACGACTGGGGCGGATCTAGGCCCCGTCGGCCATTCCTCGCTCTGAGTTCAACGGCGCTAAAGTATCGATTCCATTCGTTACAGCGCCGCCTTGTATTCGAGATAGCTTGTCGAACTACACGAATTGAACAATATGCATCCAAGGCCGCGGTAAGTCGACCGTTCTCGAGCGTCATCGACATCAGCAATCGCCGACCATTGCACGAACATCAAGTGACCATCAGGCTTCTTTACCAGCACCCCCCGATCGAGGTAACGAAGAATCACCAACTTTGTCAGCACATCTTTGTTTGAAAGCGCGATTGTCGCCGATGGCTTTTCTTTCAGGTTAAGTATCGCAACTGAATCTCCGTACTGATACGACATCGCAGCAATAAACGGCCCCATATAAAGCGCGAAAGCCCACTTGCGAATCCATTGCGGCCCTGCGCCGCCCGCCTTCGGCATTAAACGACTGACAAGAACAATCCATGCGACGACTGCAGAAAAAAGCAATCCTCCCAAAGACTCTCCTCCGAAATATACGTAGCTTCCCAACGACAATATCGAAATATTAGTAAGCAACCCATTCGACGTACCGAACAACCAAGCCAGGCCCTTCAGTATTCTTCGAGACTTGCCGACTGAGGCAACAAGTTCGCGCTCGATCTCGTCAGTATTCTTCCATTCATTTAATCCGCGAGTAATGATGGACTGAAGAAGGGAGAACGCAAAGCCTACCGCCATCACGGGAGCCCAGATCACAGCCGTTCTTCCATGATCCGCGAGCGACGTTGGCACTTGCGACATACGCAAGCCGAGTCTGGAGTAATACGCCCAGTCGAAAATAACCGAGCACGGCAACGCGAGCGTTGCGAAAAGTGTTATGGCGGTCGCCATACCATCAGTGAATGACGGTGTGTCGCGTGTCGGCGCTACTACTGCACCTTCAACAGTTTCACTCACCCCTCTCTCCCCGTCTCTATTTCAACGCCCGTCCGCAATTCTCTCGTCGCTTGCCCTTTCTTCGCGACCTGATCGGGACGCAGATTAGTGTATCGCTTTAGGTTACGCCAATCTTTATGGCCGGTCACGGCCGCTACCTCCGGAATATCCCACCCGTCCTCGAAGAGCGCACTCGTCGCTTCGTGCCGCAGATCGTGCAGCCGAAGGTCGACGATGCCTTTGTCGACGCAGGCCAGCTTGAAGTACTTGCTCGCCGTGCTCTTGTCGAACCGGAAGATGTACTCGTTCGGATGCGGCTCGATCGTCGGGTCCGCCTTGCGCTTTGCCTCATACGCAGGCGGCACCGGATATCGCGCCTGACGCAGCAGCACTTCGAGCGAATCGCCGATCAGGGGTACCCACTCGTCGTTACCTTTCTTCTGTCGCGGATGTTTGCGATCGCGGACGAGCGCGAGCCGGCGCTCAACGTCGAGATCCGACCACGTCAACCGAAACAGCTCGCCGCGCCGGAATGCGCTTTTCATCGCGATGCGGATGACGTCCGGCACTGCCTGTTCACGCTCTGGATGTTCAGCGAACCATTCGAAGATCTTCACGATCTCTTCACGCGTCGGCCGCCGGTCGCGGTGCTTCCCCGGCCCGATGAGCTGCAGGTGATCGAGGGTCGGCCGCGCGATGCTCGGCGCGTGCGGCAACCTTAGATCGAGCAGCGAGGCCATGTGCTTATAGACCGTCCCAAGCTTCGAAATGTCCATGTCGATCGTGTACTGCCCCGCCCCCTCTTTCTTGCGTTCCTGCGCGAACTTGACCAGCCGCTTGGTCGATAGCTTCGCCGCCACCTCATCATCAAAGTGACTTTCCAGCCGCTTGAGCATGTAGTCTTCATTCGACTTCTCGGCGACCGCCCGACCGGAATCATTCCGAGCGTTTCGATACAAGCGCACCAGCTCGCCGACAGTGATCGTCTGCTCGTCGACGGCGGCCTGACCTTTGTCGATACCACCCTCGATCTCACGCGCCCATGCTTCAGCTGCGCCCTTGGTTCGAAACGTCTTTGCTATACTCTGTCCCCGCCGGCGGACTTGAGCACGCCAGCGGTCGCCGATCTTGAGGATCGAAGCCATGAAACACCCCGTTTGTGGACTGTAGCAATGCGTCATCCACATACGCTGCTACAGGGTCGATTTGTAGCAGAATTGTAGCAGGCGGGGCGTTAAACTATGCTTCACAACCCGTCATTTCGCGTCATGCGCGGAAAGACGAAAATCCCGGAAAGGCATACGGGACAAGGCTAAGAGCCTGATTTGCAAGGGTTCAGTCCATCCCGCTCAAGCTATCCGCTCCCCGTAGTTCAATGGATAGAACAAGCGCCTCCTAAGCGCTAGATACAGGTTCGATTCCTGTCGGGGGGACCAGTCATGCCCCAAACCTCCCCCAAGATTCACAAGAAACTCCCCGCTCACGCCCGTCTGGCGGCCTTCTAGCTCCCATCGTTACCCAAGGTTGCTCAGTGACAGCCGGAGAAAGTGTTGGTATTTTTGTTGGTATCAGCAGATACCAACAACACAGATACCAACAATGCCTCTCACTGACATACAGGTGCGGAACGCGAAGGCCAGCGCGGCACCGTACAAACTCACGGACGGCAACGGGATGTTCTTGCTCGTCCAACCGAACGGCGCGAAGTACTGGCGCTTGTCGTACCGTTTCCTCGGCAAGCAGAAGACGCTCGCCCTCGGCGTCTATCCGGCCGTCACGCTCGCGACGGCACGGAAGAAGCGCGATGAGGCCCGCGAACAGATCGCGGCCGGCGTAGATCCGGGCGAAGCGAAGAAGGACGCGAAACGGGCGGTAATCCCCCCGAAAAACCGGTGTGATCAGAAGTAGAATTTTCTCGTTGAGGGAGTTCTACAGCATGAAGAAGTCGAGATTCACGGACAGCCAGATCATGGACGCGCTCAAGCGCGTGGAGTCGGGGCTGTCGGTGCCGGACCTGTGCCGGGAGCTGGGCATCAGCACGGCGACGTTTTACAAATGGCGCTCGAAGTACGGCGGCATGGACGTCTCGCTGATCGCACGGATGAAGGAGTTGGAGGCGGAGAATGCCCGGCTGCGCAAGATGTACGTCGAGGAAAAGATCAAGGCCGAGATCGTGGCGGAGGCGCTCGCAAAAAAAGATTGAGGCCATCTTGCCGACGTGAGATGGCCATGCATGCGGTGTCCAGCCGGGGCATATCGATCCGGCTGGCATGTGAGGCATTTGGGATCAGCCAGGCCTGTTATCGGTACGTCGGTCGGCGCAGCGCCGAGAACGACGAGATTGCGAACTGGCTGCTGCGGCTGACCGACAACCATCGGAACTGGGGCTTCGGGCTGTGCTTCCTGTACCTGCGCAACGTGAAGGGCTTCGGGTGGAATCACAAGCGCGTGTACCGGATCTATCGCGAACTGGAGCTGAACCTGCGGATCAAGCCGCGCAAGCGGCTGGTCAGGCAGGTACCGGAGCCGCTGGCGGTGCCGTGCGCCGTCAACCAGGTCTGGTCGATGGACTTCATGCACGACCAACTGGCCGACGGACGCAGCATCCGGCTGTTCAACGTGATCGACGACTTCAACCGCGAGGCACTCGGCATCGAGATCGACTTCTCATTGCCGTCCGAACGCGTGATCCGGGCGCTGCGGCAGATCATCGGTTGGCGCGGCAGGCCAGAAGCGATTCGGTGCGATAACGGGCCCGAGTACCTGAGCGCAGCGATCATCGAATGGGCCCGACAGTACGGCATCAGGCTCGACTACATCCAGCCGGGCAAGCCGCAGCAGAATGCGTATGTCGAACGATTCAACCGGACCGTGCGGTATGAATGGCTGTCGCAGTACCACTGGGAAGACTTGGACCACGTGCAGCGCTTCGCGACCGATTGGATGTGGACTTACAATCATGACCGCCCGAACATGGCCCTGGGCGGATTTACGCCAAAGCAGCGGTTGGCCATGGCCGCTTAGTTTCTACTTCTGAACCCCGTGGAAAACGGGGGGATTACCGGATGACGGTCTCCGAAGCGCAGCGCCTGAAGGAACTGGAGCAGGAGAACAGCAAGCTCAAGCGTCTGTTGGCCGAATCGATGCTCGACAACGCCGCGCTGAAGGACCTGCTGGCTCGAAAGTAGCAAGCCCGCAGGCCAAGCGCGAAGCGGTCCGGATATTGATGACCGAACGTGCCATGGGTGTTACCCGGGCCTGCGGGCTGGTAGGGATTTCGCGCTCGCTGTTCCACTACGAATCACGCCGCCGAGTTGATGACGAAGCGCTGACTGGCCGGATGATGGCCATCGCCGCGCAGAAACGCCGATACGCCTATCGCCGGATTCACGTGTTGTTGCAGCGGGATGGCTGCTTCGCCAACCACAAGCGCATCTGGCGCCTGTACAGCAAGGCGGGACTGAGCGTGCGCAAGCGGCGACGCAAGCGTATTGCGGCTGTCGAGCGCACGCCGCTACCGTTACCAACAGGCCCGAATCAGAGCTGGTCGATGGACTTCGTTTCTGACGGGCTGGCCTATGGTCGGCGGTTTCGATGCCTGAACGTGGTCGACGACTACACGCGCGAGTGCTTGGCCATCGAGGTCGATACTTCATTGCCGGGCCTACGCGTGCAGCAAGTGCTCGAGCGGCTCAAGGAGATGCGAGGCTTACCCGCATCCATCACGGTCGACAACGGGCCGGAGTTCGCTGGTAAGGTGCTGGATGCATGGGCCAACGAAGCCGACGTCACGCTGTCGTTCATTCGGCCTGGCAAGCCGGTGGAGAATGCCTATATCGAGAGCTTCAACGGGCGGTTCCGCGACGAATGCCTGAACGAGCACTGGTTCGTCTCAATGCGCCACGCCAAGCAGCTGATTGAGGAATGGCGTATCGAGTACAACACCGAGCGGCCTCATAGTTCGCTCGGCTATCTGACGCCTGCGCAGTTCGCCCGGGCGCACGACGCGAAGCAGCAGTTTTTAACCTCGGACTCTAACTGCAGTTCGGACTAAAACCGGGGGCAGGTCAGTTGCCCGACATCGATCGCGCAATCCAGCTCCGCTTCGCCGCGAATCGGCGTGAGGTTCCAGTCATAGACGGCCGCGTGCATGAAGTCGCCAGACCGACGACCGCAGACGCTACGCCCCGTGACGGGGCCGCCCAAGATCCGCACGCGCCAATCGTGATCGGGCGTCGGGCGAGCCGATGCCACCTCAACCAGCATGCCGATACGCGAGCGAGCATCGCACTTCGTGACGATCGCCAGATCGCCAATCTTGCAGCGCAGCTCAGCCATGACGCACCTCCGCACGGACGAGCGCCGCGATTGCGGCAAGTGCCGCGCCGGTCGCATCGAGCGCGTCTTGATACGTGCTGGCGGTTGCCGCGTCGCGCAGTGCTGCACGGACGATGGATTGAATGAGGTTGGATTGCTGCCCGGTACGGGCGTGCGTGGACTGGCGCAT